AACTCATTACAATAGTGAATACCATAACGACAAATCTCCATCTTATCAGATGAATAGGTCTTACCTACTTTATATTCTTGATATCTACACTTGTAATTAGTTGTAGCTTTATATGCTTTCATAAAAATATTATACTCGGGTTTTAATTAATTCGGGGTTCTCATATATATTACCAATGACCTCTTTACTATTATAGGCTAAAAGCGTATACCAAGAACATTCAGTGTTCTTAGCGATATATTCTCCGGTCTTCGCTCGAACTATATAACCATTAACAGATAACTTAGGATTATTAGATAACTTCAATATATCTCCTTCGTAGATCTCCTTACCATTATCATCGTCCCTCCCAATGTATTGTTCAACGTTATCTATACAATCAACTGGTAAGTTACCATCAACGTTGAGAAGATTGAAGTAACTAAACTTACCCATCTTGGCATCATATACTCTAAATTTTAACTCTCTCATAATTTAAATGCCTTCGTGATTCGTGCCTTGATCGATTCTAAATATTCAGTTTGATCTACAATGGGTTCAGTCCAGACTGAAAAATGTTCAACTTGGAGTAACTGTTCCCTTGGGATGTTATGTAGGGCTTTAACCTTGCACTTATAGTCAGTATTATGATACTCATAATTCTCATTATCAACTAGGACGTTGAAAGAATTTCCAAATCTTGGATGGTTCTCATATTTCGCAATATCATCTCTACCAAAGATGTTAGTGTTTGGATTGAAACCTAATTCCAGATATTTGTTAACCAATAACACGTAATCCAACACACCCTGAGACATAATGAACACATTATCCCCCCCTAATAGATCTCTAGCAAATGTTAATAGTTCATCAGTCCAAGATCTCTTAAAGGATACATACCACCCATTATGTCGAATGCGGAATTTCTCCCCTCTCCAGTGTTCCCCATAATCATATATTAGTTTATCTGCATGTTTTTCATTATCCGCACCCATAGAGTGAATCATACATTCATCCATGTCCATTATTAGATATTTTTCCATTATTCTAAAGGTTCTAAATCTACCTCATAAAAATCATTATAATAATCTTTAGTTGAATCGAATTCAACTAACTCGTTAATATCTACACATCTAGCATATACACCCCTTTTCTTTTCTTGAATGGGATGGTGCATGTGTCCATAGTGAATAGCTTTAACTTCAGATCTAGCCATAATATCAGTTACAACACCACGTTGCTTGATACATTCTTCGATGAGTGTCGGATCTTTATCCACAAGCCATTTGAAAGCACCATTGGGTAAGCTTGAGGTGCTGTGGTTGAAGTGTTCAGGGCAATCATGGGAAAATGCGAAATCACATTTGTCCACAAATTTAATGTCCTTAGTTGGCTCTCCCTTCCAATAATCCCAATTCTCAACTCTAGTAACACGATCTACAGATAATCCTCCTGCAAGTAAAATCGCTTTCTTCCCATTTGGGAACGTAGCATATGCATGATCTTCAATTAGAAAAACATTAGACCATTTAGACTCCCATATCTCAGGGTAAGTAGCATCATGATTTCCTCGTATGAAGAAGGCTCGCACATTTAAAGATTTACATAGTTCGTCTATAGTGGCAAGCCATGTTAAACAACGCGGAATTGCAAGCTCTCTCTCACCGAATCCTACACCAATATCACCTAGATGTAAATAGTCCGATCCACTAGGGACTTTATTATAGATAATTTTCCAAGTTACATCCATATCATGAGTATCACCTTGAAGGATTATTCTATTAGATCTAAATTCATAAATAGGTTTTGATTTTTTAATCTTATCGTATCCATCTCTAAAAGATTTATGTTTCGTAGTTCTACTTTTCGAACCTTTACCACCATGCCATTCACTACTCATAATTCTACTTCTGTATTGTTAATTTTCCAGATTGCATCTCCACCCCTACCATATTTTTTCAGTTTCTTATCAGTTTCCATTTCAGATAGGAGTAGTTTAGCAGATTGATCTTTAATGTCAAACGCTTCCATGACTCTTTCTACAGTTATTAGAGGGGGATCATCCATTGTGAGGATTTCTTGCTTTCTAACGACCTTCACAGAGTCCTTCTTACCCTTCTTTTCATCTTCAGGTAGTTCATATTCACCTATGAACTCTAATCCAGTAGAACTCATTCTAGCTTCATGGAGGATAGTCTGACCAAATCTATTCTTATAGTTGTCAATGATTCTAAGATCCTTATCACCCTTAAGTTTCGAGATGTCTAGGTTTACATCTACAGCATATGGTAAAGATGAGCCACCTTTAATTGTACCATCTTGATTCTCCTGAACGATGAACAATAATGCACAATCATGGTCCTTAGCCTTTTTAACTAAGTTGTCAATGAAATACTTTATCCTAGCTCTAGAGTTTAACTCCAAGGCTGTAGTTAAAGATTGGAATGAGTCAATTACCAAGAAATCTAAATCTGGTATCAATGTTAAGATTACATCTACATCAGTAATGGTCGAAACATCAAGATTGATTACCTTGATTCTCTGACAATTATATGCAAGCTGTCTAATATCTTCTTCACCAGTGGCGAACCCAACATTATATCCAGCATTAGTTAGATACTCTCCAAGTAACAATGCAAAGGTAGTCTTACCAACTCCGGGTTTAGCCTTTAAAGTGATGGTAGAACCTTGCAATATACCCGTTCCAAAAATCGCATTCAACGCCTCTACAGGTGTCTCTAGACGATTAAAAAAGGTGTCTGGTATTACTACATCAGACACCTTTGTAAATTTTACAGTCTCGAATCCCAAATTCATAGGATCATTGTGGTCGGGTTTTAATTACCTATTATCCCACATTTTCCAAATACCAAAATGAGATTTCAGTGTCGAAATCCTTCTGACATTTAACACTACCATCTTTTACATATATGAAAGATTCGGGGTTGTCATTATCATCCCCCCAAATTTCAATCACATTCGATTCTGTCATTATAAAACTATAAGACCCTACTTCACCTTCGTATTTACTACTCATTTTTTTACATTTATAATTGTGTTATTATATTCTTCACTAGAGATTTAAACTTATATGTTAATTGATTCGTTGGAAATTTCTTCCACTTTTCAATAATCATCGCAAATAGTTCATCGGGATCTGTTGTCCCATATTCGGGGAATCCTAATTTAATTGAAAGGTTGTTCAATACCTGTCTAGACACTCTTACAGGCTCGTCCATGCGGATCTTACGCTTCTTCATCTTGGCGTAATAGAGATTTAAAAGCTCTTTATATGCTGTCACTAGAAGTTTTCTAGAATTCTCTGACGATTGGAACACTACCCAATGGGCGTATTCATGGATGTAGATATTCGTCATGTGGGTCGAATAGTGGTCAATGTATATTACATTTTGACCTGCCATCCCATACACAATATCATCTCCTACGAAATTTCTCGTATTTTTATTCTTAGATAGATCAGTTATAAGGATTCTAGGCTTTTTCGCAGGTAGGATATCCCTAACATAATCAACCATTCCCCTGACGGCGCGAGTGATATTGTTATAACGTCTAGAACCTTCTGAATGATCGGTTTTAACCGTTTCAGTGTCTAGAAATACTTGAATACCTTGATACTCATATATTTTCTCTACATTAGATCCTAACTTACTCTTCTTTAAGGAAGTTACATACGTGTCTAACTCAAATTCCAAGTATTTTACAGCAGCATCTCTATCTGTCTCAAGAAGACCTTGATACTTATCTCTAATACCTTGTAATTGATTTGCCTGTGGATCACTTGGGTCTATTTCACCCTCTAATACCCACCATAGCCAATCATCCTTAAGTCGTTCTATATCAGTAGGTGATACAGCATAATCCTCCACACCCGCCTGTTTAAGACGATCCTTCCTTAGAGGGTTCTTTAGACTTTTCTCAAGATATACGTTAAATCGTTCCATCTATATATTTATTCAACTACGTCTTCCAGTTTATAGATACTATTAGTCGTGGTGAAATATTCACCATCAATCTCAGTGACCAATGAGGTTTGGAATAGACCGGGAACCACTACACCATTTCTACTATGACGATACATTATTAGAGATTCCCCAACTACTGGGGGGTTTAATAGTGTTCCTATAATCCAATACCCTACATTAGGAGACAAGTGATCTTGCTCTCTTATGGGAGAGTCAAGTAAGTCCCACACGCTGTCACCATACTCTTGTAGAGTATTGGCCGATTCGACCTTTGGATGTTCGGATACATCTAACTTTGTCAGTTTCTTCATGGAGCCATGATAGTCGGGTTTTAATTACAACCTTAAGCTTTAATAGTCTTTCCTAGTGCTGCGATTGTAGCTTCTCCATCAACGATAGGAACTAATTCAACTCCAAAGGTGTTTTCACCTAATGCGATCACTGCGAAACCATTAGTCCAATTAGGACTTGATGCGTATACAGGATTCATATCGCACATACATCCAATCTCATATCCAAACAATTGCTTCTCTTCCCTCTCTCCAATAGAAGGTTGGCGCATACACACACTACCCATTCTATGAACATGTCCCATCATTACAGATGCTCGGAATCTTTCAACTTCTCCTAATACAGAACTAGCTGGATTTTTCCTAACCGTAGTTCCATGCATTACATATAGACCATTTAGATCTACATAATCGACCATTTCAATATCATCTTTAAATCCCCCAAGGAAGATATTTTCATAACTTAAAGCTTCCATAACTTCTGGAAGACAACCTAACTCTGGAATTCTCTCAGAGAGATACCTTCTAAGTCTTGACTCTGGCCCACCGGATGAATGATTTGCATTTGTCTCATAGATTTTAGCCCCTCCACTTACATCTAAAAGATTGGAAAGGAACTTTTGATATTCAACTCTTTCCTCTAAGAGATTGTAATTCTTCATAATATCCTTTGGATACTTAGACAATGCTAGAATATCACAACTATCCCCATTAATAATAATGGTGGAAGGTTTCAATTGTCTAATAGTTTCTAGAAGAATTGTAATTGATTTTTCACATTGCATTGGAAAGTGAAGATCCGAGAATACTACAGCATAATCTGATAGTTCTGTTTTAACACTAGGCTTTACAGGTTTTGGAAGTGTGATTGGTGCTAACTCCTGTAGAAATTTCAGGATTTCTACTTCAGTTTTTTTAAACTTTGAAGGTTTAACCTTTTGGAGATTGTCATTTACATATCCCACTGGTTCTGTAATAGAAACACCTTCATAATATTTCTTAACCCATCCTTGGGCTGTAGATTTGGCAACACCAAACTCTTTATTAATTTGCCCATAAGACCATCCATTATTTCTCGCGTCTACTACCTGTTGTTGTTTAATACTCATAATTAAATTTTTAAATCCTCCATGCGGTCTTGGATTTAGTGAATCCTAACACGCGAATCTGGGTTGTCAATGTTATTTAGTGCCACTTCCCAGTCTTTTACCGTCGAAACCGTCCAAAATCTCCCTATTGTCCAAATACCATCCTAATGTATTCGCTAGACCTATTACAATGTCCAATTTAGGTTCCCATCCAAGTTCATTCATAGCCTTACTATAATTTATAGAATACCTAGCATCATGTCCCGGTCTATCCGTAACATATTTAATTTTAGAGGTTGTGTTGACCTCTCGGGAAAGGAACTCATACTTAATTAGATTAACCATATCTATATTGGTTATCTCACTATCACCCCCAAATAAGTAAGTTTCTCCAGCAATACCTTTAAATAAAACATCGATTAGACCTCTACAATGATCCTCGACGAAAATCCAATCTCGTATATTTTTACCATTACCATAAATGGGAATATCCTCATTATTCAACATCTTTTTGATAATGGTTGGGATTAGCTTTTCAGGGTGTTGAAAGGGGCCATAATTATTAGAGCAGTTCGTTACCATAACATTCATACCGTAAGTGTGGTGGTATGACCTTGCTAGGTGGTCTGAGGCTGCTTTGGAGGCACTATAGGGACTTCTAGGACTGTAGGGTGTATTTTCATCGAAAGGCTCGGCATCTAGTTCTAAAGAGCCAAAGACTTCATCAGTTGAAACATGAATAAACTTGCTATTCTCTCTTTTCGTTCTCTTGGAATATTGTCGAAAAGCTTCTAATAGATTGAATGTGCCTACAATGTTAGTTTGAATGAAATCTGCGGGACTATCAATAGATCGATCTACATGAGATTCGGCGGCTAAATGCATCACATGGTCGATATCATAATACGACATATAAAACTCACAATCCGTATATGTCGTAATATCCGCTTCTTGGAAGTGGAATGTTCGATGATCAAAATCTACCGTCTCTTGTTTCAAGCTATTATAATATTGATTTGATGCATATGTGAGTTTATCTAAACAAATTACCTTATCGACTCGTTTATCTGACATCAACATATTACATAATGATGTTCCGATAAACCCTGCTCCCCCTGTTACTAGTATATTCATAATTTATATTCTGTTAATTTATAGTTCCAACTATCATAGTGACCAGTTTCGTAATCTCTAGAAATATTGATCAATATTAATTCGTAGATACCATCTTTCGTTTCATTAAAGTTTACAACACTATCTATAACCTCCCCAGCATCGACACAATCTAAATCGTGTAATAACATATGTCCATCAATATTATTAGATTTACGCTTTAAGTAAGTCATCGACTTACGACTATAGACACCGTTATTGTCGTGCCATATACTCGTTTTTATTCTCACTACGAGTTTTGGAGAAGATGGATTAAACCCATCTTCTTGTGCGAATATATCACCTATATATGCTGTATTCATGTTGATTTCTATTAGTTTACGTTAAATACTCCTATGAGTGATAACGACGACCTTGACCGTGATGTGGATAATATCATATCGCAAATCAAAAATCAAGGGAAAACTTTAAAAAAAGTTGAAAGGGAGAAACCCAATCTCCAGAAGGAGGATTTGGAGAAATTTGTCATTGACAATGCATCTTTGATAATTGACGACTCCATTGAAATGATACAAGCCTTAAAGATTGACGTTATTGCAGGAGCAGACCCAAAAATGGTAGAATCTATTTCAGAACTTTTGAAGGCTACAACATCTGCAATTGAGTCTTTATCTAAGCTTAAACTATCGGATGATAAAATCAAGGCACAAAAAGAAATAAAACAAATGGACATTGACTCCAAAGAAATCGGTGGTAACATTGAAAACTCCAGTCAAGGAGGTGTATTCATAAGTAGAGAAGAACTATTAAGTAAACTTCTAAATCATTCACCTAAAGAGAAGTCTATAGGGGATACTCCCCCTATAGACATTTAATTATGATCCAAGTTGTCCCTCATTTGTGTGAAGTAGATATTCCTTATCTTTAGCATCAGAACTAACTATTAGTTTAGATGTTCTACGTTCAACTGAATCAAACTCATCCCCTAATAGATCTAGTATAATAACCTCTTCAAGATCACCATCAGTGAATTTCTTCTTAATTTTACTATTCGTAGATGTAGATGTATTCTTCTCTGAATCGAAAGGACTGTATTGTTTCTTATCCTTGTAGATTCTATAATCTTCATCACCTAGAGTTTCTTTAATCTTCGCAAATACATCTTGCGATACATCCTTAACACTAAGATAAAAGAATACATCCTTAGCCATGTATGCGGCATTAGGTCTTAAGACAAGCTTACCAACTGGTTCTTCCTCATATCTAAGTTGAGGTAACTTATCAACTATTGGTAATGTGTTATCGACTTCGGAAGAACTCTTAAGACTACCTCTAAAAATATCTTCAGTCAATTTTATAGAATCTGTTAACGTAGTCTGTACGAAGTTTGGTAATTTATTGTAAGTATCTACTGAAGAACCCAAGGGATATCCAATAGTTTCATATAATGTATTATTTTGAGCGGATCTTGTAACATTCCCTAAAGTTCCAATAGAGTCTTCATGTCCTACTAGGAAATACTTCTTATCCTTTGCTAGTTCCCTAGTCTGTAAGCCCAATGGGCCATTCAACAAACTATTAACATAATACTCAATTGTATATGTGTCCAGATCTTCCCCCTCTTCATCTAACTTATTGATGAAGATTTCTAATTGATCCAGTCCAAGTTCATATATCATCTTGAACTGCACCATGAAATCAATTTCAAGCTCGGAGAAAGAATCCCCAAGATTTGTAATTGTTTCCATATCGGACGCTGTATAACATATCGCCCTTAATGTTTCCACTTTATTGTTCATGTTTTACCTGTGAATAATGAATGTTCCTGTTTTCTTCGTTTAACTAATCCATCTAATGTCTTACCCCCAGCTTTATTATATTTCAATATTGCCTTTGCGATTTCATCGTTAGTTCTAGTTCCGTTAGCTGTAACACCCCCAATATTCCCAACATTATATCTGAAGCTAGTTAGAGCATTCACCTGAGCTTCGCTCCAATTATAATTACGGGATTTGTTAAGTTTTAGAACTTTATTTCTATGTACATCTATCAGTTTTAACAACCTTCGAGATGCTTCCCCCTTCGACACTTTATCTGTCTTCGATTTAGCCTTAGATCCATAACCTATTGAATACTGTTTATAGTCCCAATATGGTATTGGGGAGAATTGTTCAAATTGTTTAATTAGATCTACCAACTGTGTAGATCCCTCTGGTGTAACTACCCCAACGACTGGTCGTTTCGTTTCAACTGGAGATGCTATATTTGGTTTAACTACAACACTCGGATTATTACCCTTAACATAATGGTTTAATAGTTGTTTAATGGTATCGTCGAAATTTGGATCTAGATTTTTACTATCAGCTATTTTTAAAGCCTGAACTATAACCCCCGGTGGTTCTGGTCTTTTTCCTAATTGATCATATACATAGCTCGCCTCGTAAGATGTAGCTGCTGCTGCGAAGAGGGATAGTAAAACCTCTTTAATTCCTTCATTTAATTGTTTATTTGTCATTCAACGTCTTCCTTAATTTTTGCGTTTGGTCCGATATATGTTTTTGTACAAAATATCTCATTAGTATATAAATCTGCAAAGAATATGTGGCGAACTTCCGTAACATACCACCTACCCAATATTTTCTGATCACTTTTCAACTTCGGCCCATTCTTCTTAGGGGAGAATATATCTATAAACTTACCCGCTTGTCTAACTGTGTTTCCTATGTTTGAAAATGATGCTTGAAGATTGTAAAAGGTTAAAGCATTATGGATTTCAGCTTCAACCATTTTAACACTGTTGTCCACATTATATGGATAGCTAAATCTTTTAAATCTTTTATCTGTAGTCTTGTTTTTAATTGCGAATGGCTTAACCTTATCAGAGGCTTTAAAGGGATCTACGAATTTCTTTTTCCATTTCTCCTTGATATCATCAAATTTGATTTTTCGTATCTTATGTTGACCGAGAATTCTATCATATCCAAATACTAACGAATTGATGAAATAGTCCGAAGTCCAACTATATAAGGGCGTTGAGTATCCTAGGTTTTTCAAATTACCAATGTATTCTCCTACAGGTGGCCCAGATGGTGGGTTATTTTCATTCTCAAATCCTAGATCTGTTACTAAATCTCCAAGGCCAAACGCCTCTATAGTATTCTTATCATTATCTGAGTATATTTTAGATAATAGATCGAGTCTAAACTTATCAGTCTCCTTATCGAAGCGTATAAACCCTTTGACGTATATCTCCTCGTCTTTGGCGTAATAGCCTCTCATTAACTCTTGAATCGTATCGATATATCTAAATGTCGCAGGTGGTGTATATTCACCAACATCGAAATCACCATCCTCCCAATTATCCTCATCTACCTTATCATCACCTAGAACTTCTTTGAAGATCTCTTTCAATACAGCACCAATCTTTCCGGTATATGTTTTAGCATATGGAGATGTGTCTGTAAATGGTATAGAATCTTTAGATATTAGGGAAAAGGTTTTAATGTTCTCTGAACGAACTATAGGATTGACAGTATCGGAATCATTCACAATGATAAAGGTGTGTTCAACTTTATCATTTTTCTTATCTATAGCGAAGGATTCTATCGGCTTAAATTTAATTAAAAATTCATCTCTACCATCTCCCCTGACGAAGTAATCATTTTCGATGAAATCGTATGGGTTAGCTATGGAAACAGTTCCACTCATGAATGGATCGAAAATATTGTCAACCAATGTCATCCCTCGTATAGCAGATTTCGTGAATGAGACTTCTTGATTATCTGGGTTAGATAATTTGAACTCACATTCATATTCGATATCATTTATTTTAAATACTTCACTCATTAATAATGTCGCCCTGCGTAAACTGTGTCGTTCGTGATATCTTCATATATCGCAGCCCTTACAGAGTCTTTAATGTATTTAATTTGTGTGCCACCTTCAACGTAAAAAGGCGCACCTGTGAATGTATCCAGATTAAGTAAGTATAATATCCACCAACTTTTCATATCTTCGTAAATCTGATATGAAAGTATAGATAAGGGTGTTCTTTTCTGCACATCGTAGAACTCGATATATTGACTATCTATTTCTGGAAATTCGATTTTCTTTAAAATATTATAAACGTAGAAATCTTTATCTTCTACGGATTGTTTGAAGATTTTGAATATACGCTCATAGTCCCGAATTCCCAAGTCTGGTAATTCTGTTATTTCGTTTTGATATTTTCCGGTTTTAATCATAATTACACTTCCTTTCCAAATCCTGCATGTTCCAGTGTTAGTGATTTGAATGACATATCTATTTTATATGCTTCGGGGACTACAACACCATCGATCTCTCTCCTAGTTCCCATCAAATTAACTGCGAAGCTTTCACAATATGCCCATCGAATGAATCTTTGACCGGGAACCTTAACTTTGTAGATTCTTGGAGGATCTACAGCGATACTATCCTTTCTTAAAGGTCTATTTATATATGTTAACCTTTGGACCAATTTATGGTTTTTGTCAATACTATCAGCATTGATAGTATTGGACACTACAAAGGATACTTCCAATGATCCATCACTCTTATCGAATTGGTAAAACATAGGAGTTTCCACATAGGTTCCGGGATTGCCACTATTTGTCATAGTTTTCAATGCCCCCGAGAAATCTCCAGATGCCGCTTCACTAAAAGCTTTCCCCACACTAGAAACATCCGTGATATTGGCGGCATTAGCAAGACCACCAGTTAAAACTTTCATTGACTCATTAACACTATTACCAATACCCCCAGATCCACCTACACCACTTTGAAAAGTATCCCCAAAGGTATTACTAAATGACCTAACATTATCACTGAAGAATGGGAAATTGAAATCATCTTCTGGGGTGGTAGCTTCGCCATACAGTTTATCGTAAAAAGCCTTAGCATCACCCCCAACCTCAGACGCTATCGCTATATATCCTTGAATAGCTGACATTATCTGATTGGATTTTAGTTTATACGACTTCACCCAAACTCTAGGTGCTTTCTTTCGCATACCTGAGCCTCTTGGTGAACTAGTCCAGTCATATTCTTTGACCACATCATACTTTGCCATATAAGTATTTAATCAGAGTGCATATGCACTCTCTCCATAACTCTGCCTATTATTTGGAATATTAACATTTTGAGTCTTTGGCGTTGGTTGAGGGGGTTGAGGTGACACTACTGTAACATTACCCCCAGAAGGGCTACCACTGATTTTCTGTAGTTCTTTGAGGGATGCTGATCCAACATTTACTAGATTTGATAATAATTTAACTTGATCTGTTGACGATTTATATAGAAGTTTAAGCCATTTACTATTAACATTATTAGATATTAATAGAGCTGATGACACTTCACTTCCTCGACTAGTCAACATCTCAACCTTATCTGTCTTAGATTTGGCCTTTTTAAGATTAGCCTCATCTTCAGATGAGAATAATCCAGATATCCATCCTCCGATTTTATCTGCCAATCCTTTAAGAACTTTCATTGCACTACCAGCAATACCAGTGATAGTATCAACTATACTAGGTATCCAAGTATTGATCATATCAGCAGTCTTAGCTGCCATTTTAGATATACTATCAGCAAACCACGCACCAGCTTCTTTAGCCTTATTCCATGCTGCTGTCGAGTATTCCTTAATAGTATTCCAAACTTTAGGTGCATTCGCAGAAACACTATCCCATGTGTCAGATGCAAACTTACTTGTAGAATCCCAAGCTCTTTTAGTAAAGTCCCCAATAGCTCCAGCAGCATCCTTCATTGGACCTTTCATGTTATTCCACGTTTCAGATACATATGATGATATTGCTTTAGCACCGTCTTTAACGCCACCCACAACTACACCACCGTTACCTTTAGAATCGTCTTCCATTATACCGAACCATTTCAATGGCGCAGATAACCAATCTGGAAGATCTTGAAGCTTTGATTTTATCCATCCTTTAAGACGATCCATCCAAGAACTATCTGGTGTTATTTTACCATCATTAGTTTCGGAAGAACCTAACCAACCAGCTAGAACTTCAATACCTTGAATTAAAGCACCCCCAGCAGGTATCATAGTTAGTAAACCTAATCCCACCTGTTTAAGACCTTCCTTAATATTTCCAGACTTAAAGGCATCATACGACATTCCAAATCTCATAAATGTTCCTATGAGTGGTAGATATATAGCGTTATCCATGATGTGTTTACCTAAAGCACTCATCCATCCTTTAATAGTCTTCCAGCCATTCTCAACACTTAAAGCACCCCCTTCATCAAACATGCCCTTACTTTCGGCAAATGCTATCAATATATCTGCACCGATAGATAGTATTGGACCAATACCGGGAACGAAGTTGAGGAACGCTGAGATTAATTCCGCAACACCCTTGAAAAATTTTCCAGCTTTAAACGCTTCATATGCAAAGTATAATCCTATAATACCCCCAATGATTGGAAGTTTTTTGAGAACTTTTAGAGAAAGTTTCTTTAAAACAGTCTTACTTAGGATTTTGAGCGCACCCATAAATCCCACTTTACCAATAACTTCAGCGATCTTAGATCCTGTGTCCCCAAAGAATCCAGACATTGACGCGAATATAGTGGCAACAGACCCAGCTAAAAGTGCCAACCCTCCTAATATCATGGATAGAAATCCACCACCAGATTTAGCCGCAGCCTTATCGTCTTCAGGGGACTCAGCCTTTGCTTGATCTTCAGCGATCTTACTTACAATCGTCTTCTGGGCAGTGTCATCTTCACTCTTCTTCTGATAGTCGAAGAATAACTGGTTGAATAGATTGAAGGTTTCAGTTAATTTCTTCTTTTCGATTGATGATATACCATCCTTGCTGACCTTTTCCTTATTATTCAATGATCCACTCTTGCTAATATTCTTACTAGCAATTTCATCTTTCACTGGAACCCCCTTCTCTTCGACAAGTTGATCCAATAATCCTAAAAGTTTTACAATAACCTCATCCACATATATTATTTAACTCATGAATCAAAGAAGCTGACATCAATATCAAATGATTTTTCTTCCCCGTCAACATTAACAGTTAATGCCTCTGTTTCCTTCTTCTTAATATCCTGAATAAATGATATAATATCCTTATTCACAGACAATGGAAGATTCTCTACAATCTTGAACCTATCTTTTACAGGAATATCTCTAAATTGTAGAGTTTCTTCCCCAAATACAATAGTATTCACATATTTGACAATCTCATAGGTGTATATATCTCCCACATTTTTACCAATTTCAGAATCCTCCTTCTTAACCACATCGATAGTTGCATTGATAATTTTATTATCCTCTATTAGATCTGGAATGTCAAGTTCTACTTTGATAGCACCCTTCAAAGTTTTGGTGGTTTTATGTTTCAGATTACTAATATTTGGGATAACTTGGGTTAAATCTACATCCACATCGCCAATTTTCAGAGTATCCCCAATAGCATCTATACGTAATTGTAGAATTAATAAAACTCTATCAGTTGTAAGTAGTGTATCCAGTCCAGTATTTTTAATGATAATATCGTTTAGATACTTCTGAAACTTTAAAGCGCCTATTGGACCATCTGCAATAGTGCTTATCAAATCCTTCTGCTATTTAAATGATAATGGGGAGCAATCGATTACACCTCCCCCAGAATTCACATTGACCTTAATTTTCTTATCTTTAAGTTCCTGAATCTTCTCTAAAAATGTTTTGACGTTATCTTCCATAATATCTATTTACATTGGTAGATCAGTTTATCAAATACTCATCTCATTATTTTGAGATTCTGTCTCTTCCGTATACTTATCTACATAGTATTCGATATCGAGAGGTGTGCTATTGACTAGTAAAGTTCCATCTATTCGTTTAGATAGTAGGAATATAACATCTCTGAAATAGTTCTCATCATAACTGGAGAACATCCCCTTCAAAAATGTAAGAGGATCATTGGTTAAGAAGTTTAATCTAAATTTACTTAGAGTAGGATTGTCAAATGTTACTATTTTAGACTTTTCCTTGGAAATAGTATTTATAATTGCATTGAATGCCTTAGCTGGGAGATTGTTTATGATATCCATCTTATCCTGTGTAGATATATCTATCAGATTTATAGATATACCAGATATTTCGATATACTGTAGAATTTCATATATTGGTATTAATTCTGTTGAATCGTAGAACTTTTTAGGTATACCAACCCTCAATGTTGTATCTCCATCTACGATTTCAATATCAGACTCTATATCTGGTAATTGAGATAGGATATAGGATATTTGAATTTTTGTAGGTTTATCGAAGTTGAAATTTAAGTTATATGCAACATCATTATTCCAACATTTCAATACTTCTTTAAACTTTTCAAAAATATTATCGCCCCGAAATGAATTTAAATAATCCACCAGAACGTCAGTGTTATCCCTTTGAACTGCATCAGATATTAATTGCAGGTCTGAGAATAGTATCTTATATTTGTTGATAATTTTCACAGGCAAATGTTACTGATTTTATCTTAAAGTCTGTATCTGCATAGTCTAGGGTGTATCCCTCGACCGCAGTTGGAAATATCTTATCAAATCTATATCCTTTGATGAATGCTCCAGCATTTGAATATTGTCTAACCTCCATAGTTCCTTTTAAGGATACTCCATCTTCAACCAATCCCTTAATACCAAGGGCAATCGCCCAAGGTCTAAAGAAGTTATGTTCGATATCTACTTCAGTTTCTAAAAAGTTTACCGAAAATGATCTATCTAAGAAATTAGATCTTGAGTTCAATGCATAACCGGGAAGAAATCCACCCATAGCATCTCCAGACTCCGTAGCAGTGAACCCTGATGATTCATTTGGCAATGTTACGGACTGTGCAACTAATATGTTACCACCCTTAGTCATAGACTGTGCGGAAGTTCTAGCTTGCCACTTTTCACCTGCTTCTGATAATACCGAATTAATAGATCCTTGAGAAACTCCATCAATAGTTACAGACCATAGGACTGGAAGATTGAGAAAGAATTTCTGATCATTCGCAAATGCGGAGAAGAATTCGTTGATGTTAACTGACACAAATATATTTAACTATAAAACAAAAAATCCCAACCGATTTTATTATCAGTTGGGATTTAGGGAAATATTTTTACTTATTTTGCAAAGTTCTCATACCAGTGGTAGGAGAATGAACATGTGATTGTCTTAATCTCACCAGTTCCGTCAGCGATCTCATATCCAACTTCACCAATGTTACGAATTCCAACACCAACTAACTTAATAGTTTCGATTGTCTCCATACCTTGACCACCTTCATTACCTTGTCCACATGGAACACCTAGAACATCAAGAATGATATAACTTTCTGGTCCGGGCATACACATTTGACCAGTAGTAGTTTCATTATCGAATGATAGTCTAGAAGCTTTTTCGAATTTAGTTCTAAGATCTAAACCTTGATCCATATAGAACTCAAGACTATACGCCTCTGATCCGGGATATGAGGACTTACCATTCAAGTTGAAGGCTTGTCCACTATAGTTTACAACCTTGTTCTCGATATCTCTACCGGGAAGGTTAGCAGTTCTAGCGAATACCAAGTCTGTCTCCCCATCGAGAGACATACCGGGAACTACAATTTGCTTAACTCGAAAGAAGAAATCTCTAGAGAATTGCTTTTGGGAAGCAATGTTGAAGAATGTATTAATGTTTGCAGGCATATATTTATTTAGTTATTTGATTACCCAATTAGTTCTTGGAAATTCGCATCAGTTCTTGTAGATGTAAACGTAACAATTATGAATTCAGCAGTCCTAGTAGCTTTGATGTAAATATCAGCCTTAAGTTCATTTGAATCAATAACTTCTGGAGTATTGTTTCGCTCATCACATACGATTAGGTAATCATATAGACCACCATTATTCTTCGCATATTCGAAGATTGGTGTTAGAGTATTAACGAAACGTGTTCTTGTGAACTCATTGTTTGGTTCGAACACATAGAAAACAGATGCTTTCTTAGTTGGACGTTCTAGAGCTAAGAACAACCTACGAACATTGATTCTATCGAATGAACTTGGTTTTCTACTTAGAGTCTTCTGACCAAAGATTGCCATACCTTGTGATGGGGAGAACAATACTGGGTTAATATTAGATTTGTAAAGCTCATCTCTCTGTTTCTGATTCGGAGTGATTGCGATATTGACCACATTACCGCTCACTAGTCCTCTAGTGTATCCAGCAGGGGCAGACCAAGGGAATTCGGCTGCGTCATTGCGAGCGTATGCTGCGGCTGCTACAGAGGAGAATGGAACCCAAATCTTATCACCTAAGAACTCGTCATATACTTGCGCCCAGTTACCATACACAGCAGCATATGAAGTATTTTCTAGTTCAAATTGATGACGAATGCCCCAGTAGATGTGTTGTTGGAAATTCTTAGTTCTATCAGATAATGTTTTAGTATTTTTACCTTTGACCATTAACTGTCTAATTGGATCAGCAATGAAGATACAATCTCCTCGACCACCAGTATTACTTGGAAGGTTACAGAAGTTTTCAAATTTATTAAACACTGTGCTATAGTTTGCGCGGATATTTTCACCAGTAGCACCTAGATCGCTAGATGTTTGTAGGGAAGAGATAGATGCAACTATGGCAGTATCATCATAGTATGTTGTTCCAAGTTCTTCGGTTGCAACATATATTGTTCCAAGACCAGCTTCAACTACAACATCAATGTCGTAGATTTCGTCATTTACGACAGCATCTAAGGCTCTTTCAATTTTAGATGGAATCGATCCTAATTGTTTAGAAGCGAGGGCGGAATCTGAATAAGTCCCTAGAGCATATAGATTATCAGCATAACCGATTCTTGCTGCAATCTCTGTAAGTCTTGCAGTTGGAACACCAGATTTAACCACATCGTTAGATGCAATTAGTCTATTGGTTAGGACACGCATTTTCTTAGTTGGAATACCAACTGCATTTAGAGAAGATGAAGAGAATTTATTGGAGATATATGGATTTACCAAGATCTCAACGTTACGACTATTCTCATCCGCACTTTCTAGGAAGAATGATACTGTTGGACCCCCAAGAGGGTTTAGTTGTGTTCTATACGAATCGACAGAACCTACAATACGATCCTCTAGGACATAATCGAGTTTATATGCAGCAGTAGCATAGAGACTCTTACGAAGTTTAAATACCCCAATGTTTAGAACATCGTCATCATCTCTACCATCGATGTTATAATCCGTAAGATTTTCCATCACTTGGGAGATCGAAGCTGAGTATCCAGACGCAGAACTTAGACTAAATTGTAGAGTTCCATTTGGAATGTCTGTATAACTAGTTGTAATATCTGAAGATAGGCTAACTGTTTTAGCCCCAATGATTGCATTGTGGACTGTATCAGGGTTAATGTTAGTATTATCTGCAAGACCAACGTAGTAACCTTCAAATTGACTATTGATCGTTGTCTGCGCTTTGTTCAGAATGATTAGGCCAGCATTTCCCAATGTATCTAAGGATGTATAACCAGAACGATCAATTGCAGATGTGGACCATGTGAATAGTGAACCTTCCTGTGCTTGGAAGTATTCATCTTCAGTTAGGATCATTTGAACTGGATCACCTAGGACATATGTGGCAGAAGCTGCTGTATAGTCAGTTCCTTGTCCCGCAGACATGCTAGGAATAGATGTAGTATAAGCTAGTGCTGGGTATACCAGCGCAGAGTAATTAGATCCAAATCCAGATCCCGCATTCTCCCCATAAGGTAGACGAGATGTGTAGATACTAGCAGGAGAATTTAACTGTTCGGTAATACCATGATAGAAATATCTTTCTGCACTATTAGTAGGAGTTCCGTAGATTTGGATTAATTCATCTCTAGTTGTAATTTTTAAAACTTCATCAGTTGGGCCTTGAGAAGCATAACCAGCAATAAAGATATTAGTTCCAACGTTTTGTGGAGCTGTAAGAGATAGATCACGTTCCCTGATTTCAACACCGGGTGATAGTAGAGTTCTAGTAGCCATATGTAGTATTTATCTTTTATTTGACAAACTTTTCAAATGACTAAATAATAGATTTCAAATACTTATATCTCACTTAGAATCTCAACGTGCATCTGGCTATATAAAAATGTGAATCCAGATATGATTTCTTCCCCTTCTGATCCTTTCTGGTCAAATTCAATACCATCGATTGAAGTTGGGAATGCTTTAGTATACTTGAATGATATTCTCTTCTTTCCGAATTCATCTAGACCATATACAGTTAAATCTGTTTGGTAGTCGTTAAAGTTCAAATCATTTGGAACTAATCCCGCCTCATTATAAACACCAGTCTTTTGATCATGTAGAAGATTCAACCATGAGTAGATAGAATAATAGTTATTATACATACTATCAACATTGAATTTAATATTGACGGGCGGATATGAATCCTTACTATGTGATGATGTATATAACGTGGAACCCGCATATCGTGATTCTGTCCCTTTTACCACAATTTCTGGAACCATAGTTCCAAAGATGGAGAATTGAACACTATCAGGGTTGATCACCTTACTATCCCTCTGAAACTTTCTAGCTATAGGCTTTAGAATAGGGGGAAGATCGAAGACAAGTAAGAACTTATCCTTACGTGCCTTATTGATGAATGATTGGACTGTGGTTTCCATATATTTATTTACCGAAAACTCTGTTCATGGCATCATATTGATCTCTAGTCATATCTCTATCTGGGTCTGCATATGGCATACCACCCCCTCCAAGTAATTGCCAACCTTCAGCTAGTAGTCCTGCTATTTCATCATCCCCTTCTCCGAATCCGCCAAATGCCACTGGATTCAACATAGAGTTTTCTATTCTATCAACTTGCTCGTTGGTATATAATGATGTTGGATTCTCAAAGTATTTGATTCCGTAATCTAATGCTGATATCTTTACGGGTTTACCGCAGTCATCAACTTCATCAATTGTGAACCATCTTTCACATAGATTATTATCTAGAATCATCAATGCCCAAATAGTTGCCATTGTTCTATCATCATGCTTACCAGATGCGGCTTGCCAAGTATCATTAACCTTGATGAAGTCTTTGAAAATTTCTTCCAATGATGGTTCATTTTGAAATATAACTGCCCTCTTATCACTGTAGAAGTATCGAGCGTTTGCAACAGCATGATATTTTGTATTTCTAGATGATACCATACCGAATAGTTCTAAGTTCTTTCTACCCGCTAATTTAGATCCCCAGTTGACTATCTTCTCATATGCAAAGTCTATACCAAGTCTATCTGCTACTTGACCCCCTTGATTGTTTCTCTCGATACATACTAGGGGATTCCCCCAGTGTCCTAGGATTTCATGTAACTTATTAGAGAATTCTGCAACTGGTATCATATTATCATAATACTCAGCAACTTCGATTATTTCTCGTATATCTGTTATATCTAGAACTTTAATTACAGAGTAGTCACCCCCAAGTCCTTCCCCAACATCAACACCAACTACATATATATGCTCTGGGTTAGGTTTGTCGAAAATGAGATACTTATCATCCATTAGACTATCTATTGGCTTTTTAACTTGTTTTAAAAGTTCACGATAAACCTCCTCATCCATAGATGACGTTCCTGTATTGACGAATTCAACCTCATACTCCTGTCTCCATTTCTCAGCAGATGCTAACCCACTCTTAATCTTATCTGCCCATGCTTGATCTCTTCCCGGAACTTCATTCCATAAGATCTTATCATATGCCCAACCATTTTTACCTTCAACAGCACCACTATATATACTATGGAATAGATTACCCGTTCCATTAGGTGTGGAACACATGAATACTTTGGGATTATCCAAAGATGATACAATTGGAAATACTGATCCCCAAAATGGGTCCATTAAATGTTCTTCAATGAAAGCGCACTCATCAATAACTAGAATGTTACAAGATTGACCCCGAGCAGCAGTTCCAGTAGTGGTTGATATATTAACTCTGGAACCATTTTCCAATTCCATACTAGTTTTACCATATGTACCATTTACAGGACATTTCAACCAGTTGGGTAGAAACTCATATGCCATTCTAATTCTACCAAAAATTTCAATTGCGGTTGCTTCTTTATTGGCGACCAATAGGATTCGATTATCATCGTAGAAAATTGCAATCCATAATATATAGATTGTCATCAGAGTTGATTTTCCGATTTGGCGACTTGCTAATAATACAAAGAAATTATTTTCATCCATCTTTTTCAAAATTCTCCTTTGTCCTTCATGTAGCACAATTGGAACTTTTCCCTTTCCGGGTATTAGAATGTAGAAATATGTTTCAGCAAAATGTAGAATATCTTTCTTACATTTTGTCATCTCGTCCACCATCTCTGGTGTGTATTCAAACTCAGCCCCCCTAGATGGAACCTTGGGATTTCCCATATAGAACTTCTCTTTTTTATCTTTAGCTGCCATAATATACCTTTATTTAAACAAAAACGTTAAATAAAGGTATATGAAAAAAGGCGATTCAGTTCAAATTGGTGATATTTATGGTAAAATGCTCAATACCGTTAAGTATAACATTAAGGAGTCTAAGACTGCTTTTGGTGATTTCAAAGGAGAAAAGAAGAAGGATGCCGATGGATATAATGAACCTTTAGACGATGACGAAGATGTTTGCGGCGAAGAGGATGAAGAAGAAACCAAGAAGGGTAAGTTCGAACTATTTAAGAAGGGTAAGAAAAAAACTAAAGGGTCTGACGATGAAGATTCAGATGAAGATTCAGACGATAATTTAAAAGAATCTAAAAAAGATAGTAGAGAAAAGGTAAATACTTTTATGAGCAAATCAGTGTTCGACAAACTATACAGTAAAGTCCTTAAAGAAAACTTCGGCGAAGAAGATGGAAATGATATCGATGCCCTTGGCCTTGATGGATCAACTCCTGATTCCGATCTTGATGATGACTTCGGAGGAGAAGATGAATTCGGAGAAGGGGAGGGTGATACCGTAACCTTTACACTTGACCGAGCAACCGCACAAACTCTAATTGATGTCCTTCAAGGATCTCTTGGTGAAGAAGAAGGTGGTGGTGAAGATGAGTTCGGTGGAGATGACCTAGACTTCGGAGATGGAGAAGGTGATGACATGGACTTCGAGGAAGATGAAGAAGAAGGAACTAAAGTAGCTCCTGATAAGAAGCAAGCTTTCCAAGCCAAGTCTAATAAAGTTTCTGGACACCCAGCACCTAAGAGTGGTAAGGCTTCTACAGATGTAACTGACGAAACTGGAACTAAAGATGGTGCGCCACCAATTGCTGCCCTACAAGGTAAGAGCAATCAAGTTCCTAAATCATCTCTAAAGAAAGCTACTGATTACTTCAAGTAATTCTTAGATAACTAAAATTCAACCAGACAAGCCTATCTTAACCGATAGGCTTTTTTGTTAAATAGTATTATGATACCTTTCAATAAATTTTTTCGCTTGATGGAATCGAATTCTATCCATCCTGAAACTCCTATACATGTTATAAATAGTAAAACTAAGGAAATCGTCTGGAAAGGTGTATACTCAAAGCGTAATATCGCTAGAAGAGCAGTGGATAGAAAAGATAATAAATATGGTGCATATATACATAAAGTTGTATATCCCAAAGGAATGGATTATACTCCCCCAATATTAGAATATAGAAAAAATCTAGCTGATGGTTCACCCGCACCATCTATTCAAGCTCACAATGGTAAAGACCCTAATAGTATAGATAAGAAGTATCTATTCACTAAGGGAGATCGAAAGCACGATAATCCTAAGATGGATATTCCCGGTAGTATCTTAACTCTACCAGAACTGGAAGAGATGGGAATTAAGGATTTCCAAAGTGGTAAAACCCTATTCAACTTTAAGAATAGTAATACTGACATTCAAATGTTCACCAATCCGCAAGGACAATGGGTAGGTAGAGTCATTAAACATTAAATAACAATATGGGATGCCCTCCAACACCACTTTCTTGTTTAGAACCCTCTAATATATTTGCAGGGGTCTATAATCCTAATTGTGGGGGATTTGCAGATCCATCCAACTTTCAAGCTGAACAAGCTATATTTGGTTCTGGTTTTCAAGAACTAATTAATAATTATGGGGTTGAAGTGAATTACTTTGTCAATGGCTTCAATTTATCAGCTATGAATGTCTTGTATGGAGAACATACTACACAAGAATACTCTGGTCCACATGTGATCAAGTCTTATATAGAACTTGAAGAATCCGTATCTCTATCTCAATTCGGCATGAGTTCGGATGATGAGTTAACAGCATATATTGCTATTAAAGACTTCACAAATCTATTTGCATTATCTGGTGATATCTTCACAGATAATGGACAAAGAGTAGAACCCAAGTCAGATGACTTAATGGAGATTACAGCTTTAGGTTGTAATAGACCGGGTGATAGAGGGGCTAAGATCTTTAGAATAACTGAAGTTTTAGATCAAAACACATCTGGTGGTATAAATCCTGTTATGGGACATTATGTTTGGGCTATCAAAGCGAAACGCTACGAAACTAGTCACGAAACCAATGCACCTATGGAACTTGGTAATGATCAAGTATATGATAATACTTTCAGTGGTAAATTATCATCCACACTATTCCAAAGTCTCACAACTCAAGAAAAGGCATATCCGGGTGATATTGATGTGATAAGTCAAGAAGATGTCTACGACATGGATAAGGTAGATAACGATATCTACGGAGACTACTACTAATATCCTAGTGACAGAGATTGATATAGAGTATCTAATATCATATTGTCATATATCCCATTAACACTATCTAAGGCTGATAAACCTGTAGTGCTATCAATGGTAGTTTTAGTATTTTCGAAGTCGATTACGCCACCAATTATATTACCATCGAATGCATCGTTATAATCGAAAAATAAGTAGTATTTCTCAATATCTATGAAATCGAACGTAGTTGGTAGAACTAAAGGCCAGCCCCAGTCAGATGTATATCCAGATAGTGGGTATACGGAAGCCCCAGTGGCAGATAGCGGCTGTTGAGAATTTAATAGCGTGTAGATGTTGGAAAACTTCTCAAGTGCCACTATATCGGTTCCAGAGGATACCGAATATGTTTGAGTATTAAGTTTATCGCCAATGTTCACGCCAAATTCATCTTTAGTGGATCTTCCCCTAATATCTAAATTCTCTTTAAATTTATTCGAAGTTCCAAATAGTCTCACCTTATCAATAGATAATAGATTTACAATTCTCTCGATTTTCTCTGGTAGATACCAGTTTTCATCCCCAACACCAGTATAATTTAAATTTTCTCCAAGAGAGTTTAAAAATTCAACTTCACATTTATCAAGATCCTGTGTATTGTCTGTAAAGTTGGCGATCTTTTCGTATAGTTTAATACCTATGGCTTGATGATCTGAATCGGCATTACCCAACACACCACCAATGAAATCCCCGAACAATACTTCCTTATCTAGAAGAGTTTCTTGGAATCTTAAATCTTTTATAGTTTCTTCTGGATTGAAATCCTCGTTCTTCTTATAAATGTCAAAGTAATTTGGGGGATACACACTGAAGTAATTAGAACTACCACTCAATGTATATGCGGATAGTTGATCGCTTGTAAAGGTTCCCCCTGCATTTATTCTAACGTTCTCTAATACATCCACAGATGAGATGTTTGGGAAGGTTATATATCCTCTAAACGCACCCCCATGATTCTGTGCAGATAGAGTGTAGTTCAATGATGATATTGAGTATACATCTGAAGTTGCTCCTGTCACATTGAGGTTTAGAGCGGATAGTTCAATACTATCGAAATTTTTAATGGAGAAATCATCAACACCTTTCACTTTAATCACGAATGGTATGTTGGTATTATAATACTTGATAGGATTTATCTTAAATGAATCGATTTCATAACCTTCTCCATCCATACCATTGGATGTTACAGTTAGGTAACTTCCAGCAGTATCTTCAATATTAGCGGATAGCGTAATTCCTAGGTTGTTGTAATGATCAAGAGTTTTTCCGTGAAAATGATTATTCGTTCTATCAAAATACATTTTCACTAGAAGCTTATCTGTTATAGTATCCTCTTTGAGATATACAAGTTTGGTTGAAGATATACCCACGAACTCTGATCCAATATCAGTTGCAGGGCAATCGACTATCATATCGTCCACTATTTTCGCATATAGATCGACACCAACAAATTCAATCTTATCAACTTCTCTATATTGATAGCTAGATAATGAATAGTTATAGATTCTATCATATAGAGTATTGAAGTTCTCTAAGTGTTTGAATTTATTGTCTAAGTTCCAATAATTTGAACTATCCGAACCAGACATCTCATAGAATATATTTGAAATTGATTGATATGGTGGGTAATATGAATCCACAACTAGTGGACCATTAATCTTACCACATTTGAAATTGATGGTAGATAATGAGGACCCTGTAGATGAATAGATTAGAATTAATCCATTATACCATATAGGATCTCCATCGTATACGATACCCTCACTGTCATATGATGGATTATATGATATATTGAACGTTAATGGTGTATAATCGTGTATAATTACGATCTTTTCAAAGGTTGAGATCTGTGCATTATTATTACAATCATACACGACCATATTCACAGTATACTTACCGGGATACTTATAACTCTTAGTTGCTGAGAATGAATCAGTTACAGTCCCATCTCCGAAATTCCACACAACTCTATTATGGATAGATTGTTGTAAATCTGGTATAAATGTTATAGGCGTTAGGTCAAGCGCATATGATGATAACGAGTCAACACCCGTATAATCAATAGCACTAAAATTCACATATGTTGTGGTATTACTCATCTATTACTTCTATTCTATTTATTAGGGTGTTGGGTCTGAATATATATGGATACTTGAAATATGGTAATGTTGTGGTTTGATTTATTAAGGTTTCATCAACCCCATCAAACATAGGATTCCATACAACGAACGAAAGACCTTCGAAATCTATCAACTCTTCAGTGTTTGAAGTCTTTAATCTCCTAACGCTCTTCAAGCTTAGTATGTCAGAGGTTATAACAGACATGTCAACTCTCTGTCCAAGTTTAATATTGGTCGGGCTGAAATACTGCAATATAATATCTACAACCTTTCCTTTGATTGCTTCTTTGTTGGTCTTATCTCCCTTCTCTCTCGTTATGACAAGTTTAGTATTCGCATATACTTCCTTGGTTACACTTTTATTAGTGAATCCAAAATCTAAGGCCACATAGATTGGATCTCTTGGAACAACCTCATTGGTTATGATTTTCTTATCTTTTGTGATCTCTCTGATGAGCGTTTTGAAACTGTTACTTAAGAACTCTGGATAATGTTCATCTATAGTGCTAGTGAAGGTTGGAACACCGAACACGTTGATATTATTAAAATCGCAAGAATCTGCGAAGTTGACTTGATTCAATATCACTCGATTCACCTTATTTGGATCTACGCAGATATCATAGAAGTATTGTATATACTCATTAATGAATGTTTCATTGTTTACAACTTTAACATCATTTAACACGTTTGGAATACTCTTCAATAGGAATTTTTCGTAGTCCGTTTCGGTCACAAGTCTTAATTGCGATGATAGGAATAGTGGGCTATTTTCTCTAATCTGCTCTACACTCTCAGCGCCCTGAATAGAAGTTGAATTAGATGGATTATTGAAGATTATGAACGGGGATTCATTATTTGTAATTTGAGAAGAGTCAGAGACATTCACATCACTATAAATTTGATTGAATCTATTACTATTATATAAAAATAATTTATTTCCGTTGATAGCATTTTTAGATATTAAACCCTTATCCCCATCACTTAGGACGTAGAAGATTGCAACCTCATCGCTAGATACGAGAGATTTTCCGAAAACGTCATTTCCGAATTTCACTTCGTAATGTCCATTTTCATTCAATCTTAAATCGAAAACTCTATCATTCGAATCTGAAAGGAATAGACTATCAACTTCATCATATTCATACCAAGTGTCAGTTCTAGCCTCCTTGACATATACCGAAATGGTTCCATTAGATATGAATCTAGTATCTCTATTATCAGTCAGATTATCGACAACTATCGGAATGGTTTCGTAATTTATACCTTCGGAGGTGTAAATTGGATACTCTCCAACACTTCCCTGATATAGAATTGTATTCTCTGCGATTGATTCGATTGTTTCAACTGCGCTTGTAACCTTCTCGAAAGTATTATCATCAATGAAAGTGTATTGGACGTTATCTACCAGAAAATAGCTATATTTTCTGATATTATAGTTACCGGGGGTTAGAAGTGCTGTAGCTACAGCATTAATTGGAGTTAGAGATGTCTGTTTACCTGTCGGCTTATATCCAATCAATTTAACAATCTTATTCATGTTCTCGTAGATCGTAGCTTGAGTGAACATGGATTCAGTTGATGTTTGGTTTAGGTAGAACATCAGAACGTGTGTATAATACGCTAGGATATCTACAAGAGAGGACATGTTACTACCTTCATAGTTCTGATCCGTGAAGTTTCCTCCCGCATTCAACTGTTCTTCGATGAAAGATTTTAAAGACAATGCATCAAAGTTTACATATGCATCTTGCGGGAGATTAAACTCTAAGTTTTCGTTCACAGTAATATTTAGATCATATGACGGTATAACCGACACTGTTTAGTTCAGATTTAATTGATAGTCCTCGAATATCCAAAGATGGGACATCTATTTGTAGATTTATATAATAAGAATTCGCATCTTCATCCCCAATAACCTCAACATTCTTAACGGTTATCCTAGGCTCCATCCTTGGAAGTTTACTTTCGATATCTTCTTGAATTATATCTGCCGTGAAGTCGTCAACAGGTTCAAATATGTATTGTCTAAGATCTACGCCATATAAAGGACTCAAGATCTTATCACCCGGAGAAGTTAGGAATGCAGTAACAATACTATTCTTAATAGCTTCAATATCATATAAAACACTAAGATCCTTCAGATATTCTTGTTTGTTCAGCTGATTGTTAAATGATACCTCCGATGTTAGGTCAAATTCTATATCTTTATATAGATAATCCTTCTTTAGAGATTGCTCTACTAAGGAATCAACTTGTAATGATTTGATTTTAATCGCCACTATTATTACTTGGTTAGGATTTCAATCATATCAATTTTAAATGAATCTTCATCATATTCCAATGATTTTAACATTCTCTCGGTATAATCGTCAAATGATTCTGATTTAAGGTCTGAGAATGCCTTCAAATGTCCAAATCTCTTCATATCTGAATCGATTGAAGATTTAAGTTGTCCGAATGAATTAAGTCCAGATCTAGTAACCTTAAATGGTCTATTAATAACATTATATTGAGTATTTTTATCTTCAATTCCCATACCAACTACGAAACTTCGCAACATGTCCTTTATCTCAGGATCGTTCCATAGTTTACGTTGGTTATTTAGTACTAAAGTATCTTTAGATGAGGGGAATTGATTAATATAATCATTAAAGTTAGCATACGATGTGTCATGTTTGACCATATCTGGTGTAACCTTTAGAGACATTTTATTCAATTTGAGATTGCTATAGATGGATAGTAATCGCACTATGGGGAGGGCATTATAATCTCTTAACTTAGTTATATTTGTTTGAGGATTAAATTCTCGCTCATCTAAATCTTTAACTCTATTATCCCCAACCTCATCTCCAATTCCATTATAAAATCTCTCATATGCTGCCATATATCCAAGTATTGGATTTACATTAGGGTCTGGAGATGTTAGATCTTCCAACATTTTAAGTTTAGCTTCAATTTCTTCTGAAGGTTCTTCCCAATTGATTTCGTCAGAATTTATTGTTTGACGATCACTAAGTTCCCCAGATAGATATTCATGTAATCTACCTGCACTGGTGAATATTTCCTTTTGAAGTCTCTCTAGATATGTATCATTAATTGCTTCATTATTGGCTTGTATCTTCGTTGTTCTATCGGTTAATGTAACCAGTTCTTCCTCATTTTTCTCAATTTTCTTATCAAGATCAATAATCTTACCTTCAGTTTCAGCATTCATTCGATATAGAGTATCTATAGCCGATTGTGAGTTTTGGGTGTGGCTGTATTTATTTGTTAATATGTCCAACTTTCTTTTATTTTTGTCATATTCTGCATTTAGGTTTACTCTACGGCGACTGTGTAAACCATCACCCTTATCCAACTCTCTTTTAATCATTTTTTCAGAATCTTCTAAAGCTGATATACGTCGCTCCAATGCGAATTTTTTACTTGGGGACATTTTAAAATTATTAATAATTTTAGAATTATCGGCAATGCTGGTTTCATACCCAGCTCTTTTACTCCTCTGCTTATCTAACGTGGCTGGAAGAGAATTAATTTTACTTTCTTCGTCATATTTTACCTTGACCATTTTACCCTTCTTATTCTCAACGCCCATCATAGTTTGATAACCATCTCTCTGTCTATCAAACTCATCAGCTATCTTTTTAACTTGGGGGGCGAAGGTATCATCATTGGCCAATAGTGAAAATGCACTGTTTAATACTTTCCACGCTCTAGATTGAACATCCATATCTTTCTTGATATTAAGCTTATTTCCGTCTTCGTCTGTAACGTCACTCCCACTTTTACTCTTAAATTCCCATTTTTTCTTAGGTTTTAGTAATTCATTATTATCTGAGAAACCAGCAGATTGGTTCGATAATCCTTTAGGTCCAGCGGCATTCTTTGCATTAAATATCGCATTACCACCCTGAACACCCTTACCTTCCGCGAGCATATATACTAACTTTTCAAACTTCATAGTATTATTTACCAACAAAAAGATAAATATACTCATGGGTAAGAAGTTTGACGCAATTTACAACGAAGCGGTCGTATCAAGATATCAAGTTGGAGGATATCTTCCGGGAGATATCGTGAAGTTTAGACCTTCATATAAATCTACTGCGTGTTATAAAGCAATGCATTCTATAATGCAGAAGGAATTAGACGAATTGGCTAAATCTGGACTTAATATTAAAGTCACACAAGTTGGTGATAAATTGGCTAATCAATCAATGGCAAATCAGCATAAAACTGCCGATCAAGCTGTTATCACTATTGCGGGTGATCAGGGGGGTGGTCGTTATTATGACTCCATCACGGTATCTGCCGATATGATCGACATGTTGGATGCTAGTGATCCAACTCCAAAGATTCCAGATCAATTTTATCGTAATCAGGACCAAGATATTAAAGCTGTCGAATGGAAATCAGATACTCAAAACATTACAAGAGTTACCGATAAAGGTAATGGTAAGAATACTCCAACAGATTTAAAACTTGCAGGGGAAGGTACTCGTCTCAAGAGAGATAATGATAATCTATCTACATTGTATGAAAATACTTATAGATCTGATATCATCACCCCAAAGGAGAGACGTAAAATTACTAGTGTTCTTACCCATGTAGGTTTGGATGGTAATGCGAGATTTGAAACTGTTGGTAAGGCTATCTCAGCTTTGACTCAGGTAATGTCTGATATTGGATTTGATGTAGACATGGTGAGTGATCATAAACTTGCTCAAGCGCATCATGAACCGGGAGCTAAAGATTCCCTACTATTACCATTCAGACGCACAAGTGCATCTGCCGATCCATTCTCCGAAGAAGATCAAATCGAAAATAGTCGAGTATCATTCAATTATGAAGATGTCGGTAACGGATTTGAAGTTGTAGCATATGCTAGCTAAAACACTAAATAATATCATGTCATCATTTAATCATAAAGATAACGTCCTCTTGCAAGAGGCTTACGACCTACAACTTCTTAAGGAACAAGCCCCCCATCTAACCGTTAAACAGTTACAGTCTGGGTTTGGGACTATGACAGAATCTCAATTAAGTTACATCGATACCGTAAACCAGAGAATTCTCAATGAGTTCTTCGGAGGTCTTAAGAATCTTGGCAAAGCTGCTAAGAACGTTGGTGGTGCTGCACTACAAGGTGTTAAAAATGCTGGTGGTGCTGCACTACAAGGTGCTAAGAACGTTGGTGGTGCTGCTGTCAATGCGGCATCTGCTGGAGCGCAAGGCGCATTGGCCGCTGGTAAACAGGTGGTAGACAATACTAAGGATATTGTCAATTCAGGTAATGTAGCCGCAGAATCCGAAAAGGCTATTGGTCAAGCACAAGCCTCTATGCAACAACTTATCGACCTTGTAACTAAAGCTCAACAAAATGGTCTTATTAAAGCTCAAGGTGCTGTTACAGATATGACACTTGCAAACATCATTGATGAACTCACAACTGCTCAACAATCTGCTACCACCTTTAACCAGAATGCCCTAGATACCGGATTTACTGGTGGTGCTGGGAAAGCTGCCGCTAGAGCTTATAAAGGGGCGCAACAATCACTTGCGGGTCAAGGAGCAGGTCAACCTGCGACTGCGTAATCTTCTAAATTTAGAAGACAGGCAAAAAAGTTAATTTCTTTATCGGCTACTCTAGTGGCGATATCTAAATGCTCTGCAATCTTAATGATCATCATCTTCTTATTGATGTCATCAATCTTAGAACTATATACATAATTTAAAAGATCCGTTAGTAACTGATCCCACTCGGAATTGAAGATATTATCATTCTCTATTAGATATTTTCTAGTAGCTAAAGTCTTACCATCTTTTAAGTTATCCCATATAAGAGTTAGTAACTCATTATTGTCTCCAACTTCGGTGACAACTAGTTTCCCATCAATACAAAACTTCTGCATCTCGTTGATACATTTTCTAAGATCTGGGAAGTGTCTCTTAACTAGAGCAACCAATGATCTACCACTAGCTTTGTTAATCTCAACATTTTCAGCCCTTAAGATCTTAACACACCTATTAACTGCATCTATCAAGGATGGTTTAATATCTAGACTTTGACATCTGGATTGTAGAGCAGGAATGATCTTATGACGGTAGTTACCAGTCAATATGAATCTAGTGGTGTCTGTATAAGACTCCATAAGATTTCTTAATGCCCCCTGTGCAGATAATGATAAGAAATCACACTCATCTAGGATGATAACCTTCAATCCACCATCAATACTCTTTGTTTGGGCGAATCCTGTAACCTTTACTCTAATATTGTCAATACCTGTTTCATCAGATGCATTAACGTATAGATAATCACATTTTAGAACGTCTTGCACTAAAATTCGGGCTAGACTGGTTTTTCCAGATCCCTGAACTCCGCAAAATAATAAATTTGGAATATTTTTTCCATAATTTAATAAAATTTCACGAATTTCAGTTGAAATGCATAAATCGGCTAGTGTTTGAGGGCGGTATTTTTCGAACCAAATTTTATCTGTCATATCTCTTCCAAGAAGATAGCATCGGTGGTGCGTTTGTCAAGGGCGCGAACGAATTCAGCGCATTCTAACAAATCGTCGTGCGTCCCACAGTCAAACCACACCCCATCAAATTCAACAGCAGTCACACCTTCGTAATCATTATCATTCAATAATCCAATTAGATCTGTAATCTCTAACTCCCCTCTTAGGGAGGGTTTAACTTTCTTCGCATATTCCACCGCTCGATTAGAAAATACATATAGTCCAATTACAGCATCATTGCTAATGAACTCTTTCGGTTTCTCGACGATTGATACCAACTTTCCAGTTGATTCATCAAGCAATGCTACACCATACGCTGACGGTTCTGTAACCTTATATGTGAAAATAGTGTTAGGATGTATATTTTCTGGAAGCTTACCTAGAAGAACATTATCTCCAAGAATTAGAGTAACTTCATCATCGCCAATGAACTCTTCCCCAATGATAAATGCTTCTGCAAGTCCATTTGGATTTTCTTGAACTATATATTCAACATTTACTCCAAATTTAGAACCATCTCCAATATACTTCTCGAATAGTTCAAACTGTTTCAGAGAAGCTACAATGATTAGAATATCCTTAATATCCATGTCGATCAGAGTCTTCAGAGGGTAGTAGATCATGGGTTGTTTATACACTGGTAGTAATTGCTTACTAATACCATGTGTTAGGGGAAATAGTCGAGTCCCCTTACCTCCTGCTAAGATAATACCTTTCATGATGCACAGACTCCGTTGATTTTGTTGCAGATCCCGTTCATAAATTGAGTTTCAGTTAGGAATGGGTGTAATCCTGAAGCTTTATGATTATCTAATATGCAGTTACTTCTAGGTGCTGCCATCTTTAAGGAATCAACGTCAACCCACTTAGGGTTTAACCTTTTCCATCCACCCACATTCATATGATTGAGTTTTTGGATCACTTCTCTTGTCGTTAGAGGATTTGGATTGACGATGTTGTATATATCCTGTTTTACATTCCAATCGGTATCTGGATTTATCAGTAAAGCATTCACAAAACCGCATAAATCTGGTATATATGTCTTAGAGTTTTTAAAATCTATCAGATTCGGATAATCCATAATCTTCTTCAAGAAGTTTCTAGGACTCTCGATATCGTCAGAGATTGGCATTCTAATTCTCAAGAGCTTCATCTTCAAATCTCTCGTTAATGTTTCGAATGCGTGTTTACTCTTACTGTAGAAACTACTATCATCAAACAGCCCGAAATTCGGTGTATAGTTTTCAGAGAAGTTATATTCATACCCATTATAGATACACCCACTACTTATATGGATGTAACGCACTTCTGCACGTTCACAAAGAGA